CTAGTATTTATAGCAATTATTTAAATGCAGTTGGTCTTGGAATTACCATTGCTTTATATGTTCTCAATTCCAATGTATGGAAAATATTAAAATATTATCAACATGCTTTAATCGCACCAATATGTATTTTCGTTTGTAATGTTCTTTTATATGGATATATTGAATGGGGACCTCAAGAAAATAATAAAAGTTTGCATAATGTTGCGAATGCTACAATGGTTTTACTGAGAGGATTGCATTATATGATCGTTGATTCTTCTAAAGAACATCTATTCATCCCCCTGCATCACAAAGCACGAGATGTTTTGAAATGTTTGGAAATTTTATCAATCATTGCAGCTTATTCTCTTGCTGATCTATTGGCGCCATGGGCAATATTTTTTGTATTCATTGCATGGGGGTTGTTAATTTGGAGATCAAACATTCGGTTCAAAAAAGATGTTGAGTTTATTGATTGTGTTTGTCAATGCGATCAAATATCTGATAACGCTCATGTCATGCTGTAAATATTATCTTATTTAGTTTAATGTATTCAAAATATTATAAATTGCGCGGAACAGATGGTTATAACAAAAATGTAAAATGTAATGTTATTAAAAGAAATGGAGATGTTTGTGGCTGCCCTGTTCTAGCTGGTACGAAATGTTGTAAAAGACATAGACCAGAAATAAAATTATCAAAGAAACAAATCTTACAATTAGAACAAATTCTTAACAAACAATCTGTAAATGTTTCTGAAAAGAATTTGAACTATATCTTTTTTGCATTGAAAGGAATTAAACCAAAGATTATTTGAATAAACTACGTTTTGATTTTGGCTGCAAACTCTGTTGAGCTGATGATTTACGCATCCTCTCTATTTCTAATGCTTTTCTATGTCCAATTTGCTCTCTAGACATGTTTCTTTCTATGTTTGTGTAACCATATCTTTTACTGTTTGCTTTATATGCGATATATCTTGCCCTCTCCATCAAATTTATTGCTTTTAGCATTTCACGACGCTGTAATTCTTTAAATTGCGTATTTAATGTTCTAACTTTACTGGGACTGAAAAATTTCTTTGTAAAATGTTCTTTGTATCTTCTTTTTGATTCACATTCATTTAATTTACCTCCTCTGCATGATGCGTGTTTAGGCAAATTTTTAACAAGTGCTGTTTTAAGGTCGTATGACCCAAAGTTTCCATGTTTAATATTAGTTTTAGCCTTTTGACTTGTTCTTTTGCCCCTTTTCAATGTTCCTTTAGTCCAATTTCCTCGACTTTGCCCCCTTTGAGTCCAAATCCCTTGACTTCTATCCATATAATTATAAACATATTCTTTAAAGTAAGTTAAAAAAATACAATTATAATAGTATATAAAGTTAATGAGCGATTCCGGGTCAGTTACAGAAGATCCAATTATTTCACAGCAAGAGTTTAAAAATGCTGTAAAAGAATGGGTTTCAATAAATGATGAGATAGCTGAGATGAGAAAAGTTATAAATGCAAAAAACAAAAGAAAAAATAAATTGAATGAGGTTATTATTGCATTCATGCAACAAAATGACAAAGCTGTTTGCAATTTGGGTACAAGTGGAACATTACAAATGAAAACGCAGAAATCTACTCTTGCATTGAAACGAGATCAAATCGAAGAACTATTACTCAAATTAAACACTGATCCTAAATTTGCAAAAGAAACTGCTGATTTCTTAAATCAGAATCGTACAGTTAGAGAAAAACCAGTTCTAAAAAGATCAACTGTTGTGATTGATTAGTTTCGCAATTCCTCTGCACCATGAGCAAATGCACATTTGTGACTTACGTAATTTTTTTATACTTTCTATAAAAAATGTGCACTATATTACATGTCATCCAAAAATAACATCAACAGAATTGCACAAACACAGAGACAATTGAACAAGGCCAAAGAAAAACTGACACCACAACGTTCCAAGCTTATATATGCCCACACAAAAGCATTTAGAAAAGAAAGAGCAGAATTGGAAGATGAATTTAGAAAACAGCGACTTGATTTAGAAATGAATATAGTCAGACAAACCAAATCGTTTATAGGGAAGAAGAAAACACAAGAAAACAACATAAATGCAAAATTAGAGAGACATATACAATTGGAAGATAAATTTAGAAAACAGCGACTTGATTTAGAAAAGAATATAGTCAGACAAACAAAATCGTTTATAGAGAAGAAGAAAAAACAAGAAAACAACATAAATGCAAAATTGAACGAAAATCAAACTATTGCAAATTTGAGTAAAGAGTTAGCAAAGATGCGAGTAAATAGTCAAAAAAGAAGAACCACAAAGTCAACTAAAACTTTGGCGAACGTGCCAAACAATGTATTGAACAAAGTTATACAAAAGTTGCCTCAGTTACAAAAAACAAGAGTTGGAATGACTTCAAAAAACTTTAGACAACTTGTCAAGAATCAGAGGCAAAAGCGTATAGCAGAATATCATGTCATTGATGTGGATAATGATAATGGTGTTGGAAATATTCCGAGAAGTGATGAAGAAATTAGAAAATATAAGTTTCCTGTAGAATGGATCTGGTACTTGCAGCATACAAAAAAACAGGTTAACCCAGGAGATATAGTTTGGATTAAGGATTGGTCGTTGGGTAACGCGGAGTATGGACCTTACCTTTTCATGGTTCAAAAGAACAAGTCGTTAGCTGTCTTTCCAAAGTCTACATATGTGTGGCGTTGGTATCGTGGGCCATTGAAACCTTTTGAGCATATTAAACCAAACCTTAAAAATATTGTTAAAAACATAGATTATACAAAAGTATTGCAAGCATTTAACAAAGAAGTTACCAACAATATCGAAAATTATCCAAAGTTCAATACACAAAGTTTACTCTATGAGGTTGGACAGTCAAATATAAAACCAGAGTTCATAAATGGGAAACGGTTGGATGTATGGGAAAATGAGAGGGCGATTAGAAATTTATACTTTCAATAATATATAATTTTTGACGATTAGAACTTTATCTTAATAGTTCCCCGCTATTGTTATAGATCCAACATTTTATTGAATTTCTGTCTTTTCTAGTATCCTTTCTGCTCCTCACATCATAATGTCCATCTTCAAATACGTTAAATGTTGATCTCACTAGCATATCTCTTTCACATTTATTTGAGTGTTCCTCATTTATTGTGTAATACATTTCATCCATTACATTGGAAGCAGACCTTATCGTTTTATATATTATGTATTCAACTGGTTTCATTACAAATCTTTCTCCATTGTAGACACTGATTTGTTCTGAACGTAAATTAGTTAACTTTATGTTTTTATTCTCTGGAAATTTTGGATTAAAATGTATTTTATTCACAAGCATTGGAATAATTCCTACATCTCCATCATTACCTCTTCTCATTATTCTAATAAAATCCTCCTCGTTCAACGCATCGAAATTTTCATCACCAAACTTTCGCAATGGTTCTCCATTGGAAGCAATAATATTAATTTGCGTATTATTGTTAATTATATTTGTTATGTTTTGAGGCACAGGTTTCTCTTCTTTCTTTTGTTTCTTTTTCAATGTTTCTAAATATTTGTGTTTGGGTTCACATATTTTGTAATGTTCTGTTAGTTTAGCTACTCTAGAAAACTTTTTATTACAAAATCTACAAATAAGACTGTTGCATTCCTTGAAAGGGATTTCTAATTGAATTTCTAAAAGACGAACTTCACATTTTCCCATTGGACACAAACTTTCATGCCGTTTTAAATTTTTACCACATGTTTTATTACAGAATTTACAATTTTTGGGGACTATTTGTCCTTGTTCGGGGACTATTTGTCCTTGTTCGGGGACTATTTGAGTATTGTCGGGGACTATTTGAGTATTGTCGGGGACTATTTGAGTATTGTCGGGGACTATTTGAGTATTTTCTTTACATGGAAACTTTCTATTGAGATGTCTAGTTAATCTAGATTGAAAAGTAAATAGAGCTTTACAACGTTCACATTCTATCATATTCTTATATTATATATAAATATTTTAATTCTTTATATAATATTTTGGTTAATATTGGTTATTTTGTTGGTTAATATTGGTTAATTGGTTAATGGGAGAGGAAAAAAAATGAAAGTGTAATTTGATTTCAAAAAAAAGTTTTATTTAACAAATTTATATATGTTTTTTTAAATTATATTTTGACCAAAATATTATATTGAAAATATTTATATTTCCGTTGACTTAAAGAACTCAATTGAATATGTTCAATGAAAAATAATGTATATGGTACATGGGAACATTTATAGCATACACATTGTTATTTCCAGTGTTGATAATTGTTTTAACTTTGACAACACTGTCAGGAGTATCGTATGACGACAGCACAAATAGCAGATATAAAAAAATCATTGATTGGGTTGGTCTATTGAGTATTCCAAACTATATTATAAATGCAATTCTTACTATAATTAACAAAGGTGGAAATGTATGGTATCCAATAATAAAGAAAGAATATTTAGGCGTTTTCTATGACCGTTATACTAAATCAGAACCAGATGATGCTGTTGTAATACAGGGTCTTATTGGTCGCGCAACAGGTTATGATGATAATGGTAAAAGCATAATTTTTACGAATCTTCCAAGTATTGAAAAATATGATGATTTATGGAATTCAAATTTTGAAAATAACGAAGTCAATTGGAAATCAAAAACGACAAAGATGAAAAATAATCAATTATGCTCAACTGGAACATATAAAAGCCCACCACTTTATGGTATATATTTCTCCAATAAATCATCTTCTGCTTTTTTTGGTTCTTTCAGTTCTTCACCTACAAACTGTATTGGGGGAATTCCCAAGTAAAAGAATTTTTACTACTAATCACCCATACACCAGCGAGAGCGGCAATTATTAAACCGGTAATACCAGAGGCAAGCATCGCGTCTTGAGATGTATCGTTTAATTTTTCAGCATTCAATATACGAATAAGTATCAACACAATGCCAGGTACAAAAAAGAAGCTAACTCTTGTCGCGGTCGTTTTTTTACTGGTCATTTTGTACTATATACAAATATTAAAAAGATTCCCAGCTGTTTCAGTCTCTCCAAAGATGGCTTACTTCGCGTAAAAAACAATAAACTCTGGAATAATAGGCTAAATTCTCTGCAAAATTTCATTAATAATAGCCTTTCTTGTCCTGACAAAGAGACAATATGGATCTTAATGCACCTGGTGTTCAAAATATATACCGCAGGGGGCAGCTAGCCTGCTCGGGTGGGCTGTGGCAAGTGTTGCGGAGGTGGTGCATTTATTCACTTATTTCAGTGAATAAAAACTCCAAAATTATATTTTTTATTATATGAGTAACGAAACACAACTTGCAATAGCCGAAGGGATTCGGTTTTCCATTCATCATTTAGACACTATCAATGATCCAGACAATCGCGAATTTATGCGCAAAATAAAAGAAAATGCGATATTAAACAATATAAATCTATCAAATCTGAAAGAATTCGCTACTTTTATATTCAGACGATCAAACATTCCAGAATGTGATGAAGGAAAAAGACCTGGAAATTCTTATAAACTCACCTTGATAACACAAATCAATGGAATCAGTGAAGAAAAAAATGTGTCGTATGGTAGAAATTATAAAACACTTGTTGACAAAATGTATAAAAATTTGACATTTCCTCAAACCAATAAAACAAAAATAATGAATGAGATTAAAACGAAAGGAGTATCTGTAAGTAATGGTCATTGGACTAGCAACTCAAGTGTTGCTGTGAGAGCTATTTTGAGGAAAATTAATCATTAATAATATATTGGTATGATTTGACATTTGGAACTGATGTTCCAGTATGTAATACAACATTTTTGTCAAGAATCCTTTTTTCAATACCTAATTGTCTTTGACAGAAATTATGGTATCCTTCATCTGAATTAATAACACACAAGTAGTGATACATTTTGTCGTTAATTTGCATGAATCCGTCACATGAGGTTTTGCCCACGTTTTCTTTACAAAATGAACAAATTCTTTTGATATTCATCATATATATTTCAATAATAAATTATTTATCATACTTTGTTCGAAACCGAATTAAAGAAATTAATATAATTCTGATTATATGAGCTTTAAGTCGCTGTCAGAATACAATATTAGAACGATTGCTTCAAATTTACCAGTTAAAGACATAATTTCTGTTGAACAAAGTAGTAAGTTTTTAAATTTTTGTGTAAAGGATATATTCAATAATGCAAAAATGGTAGAACGTAATATGAATATCCCTGATCACATCCTTCCCAAAAGTTGGGATGATTTTGATAATGCCTCAGTTAAAGTTCTCTGGACATATGCAAATTTACAAACTTTGTATGAATTCATTTCATTGAATCCAAATAAATATTATGTTCTTCTAAGTTTTTGTAAATTACATAATTATTCTTCTTTTGCTTATGATTTAGAATGGTGTCTTACAAGATATCATCATGAGCGATTATTAAATAAAACTAAACAGTTGACTCATGAACAAGAAAAGGTGTGTTCGAATGTTGTATCCAAAGGTGATATCATTGGAATACAAGCGTTCGCTGGCACTGGAAAAACAACAACGCTCGTTGAATTAGCAAGAAGAAATAATCATCATAAAATTTTGTATTTAGCTTTCAATAAAGCTCTTTCAGAAGAAGCAAGTACTAAGTGTTTCAAGGATATGAAGCATGTTACAGTTAGTACAATGCATGCACTAGCTTTTGATAAAAAATTCAACGTAGGTAAAATGAACATCAAATACGTAAAAGAATATTGTGACGTGGATTGGGAAGATGCATCAAATATAACTAAAATCATAGACAGATTTCAGTCATCAAATTGTCCCACAATTGAATTAGAACATATACAAGCAATAAACTGTTGTTTTCCGAAGGTTTATGAGGATTTCTTGCAAGAGAAATGCAATTACCTTTGGAGTTCTATAATAAATGGAAATTCGCAAATGACGCATGATTCATACCTTAAAATGTATCAGTTGAAGAAAACTCATTTAGATTTTGACATAATTATGTTAGATGAAGCTCAAGACTGCACACCTGCAATGTTTAGTATTATTATGAAACAAAAGCACGCCGCAAGAATATTTGTTGGAGATAAACATCAACAATTATACAATTTCAGAGGAGTTATGAATCCTTTTAATGAGTTAGAAAAGAATAAGAAATATAAACAATTTAATCTGACTTATTCATTCAGATATGGATATGAAATCGCTCATATTTCAAACATATTTTTGAACAAATTCAAAAATGAACAAACAAAAATCTGTTCTGGAAAGGAAAGTACAAAAATAAACAATCTTATGCAAGAAAATGAAAAATATACAATAATTACTAGGTCAAATTTAGGTACGATAACTGAAGCCTTCAAACTAGGTGATAAGAAAATTTACATGTTGTTTTCTGGCAAACTTCCCAATTGTGAAAAAGAAGTCAATATTTGCATAGATTTCATGAATATTGAACTACATAATTTTAATGCTGTAAAACATAGAAAATTGAAAGAATATATTCAAGAAAGATTAGCATTGTATCAAAAAGAATGTGAAAAAACAGTTCTTGTAGTGCCTGTTGAAAGATATATTGGGTTGGACAATCTGTTCAAATATTTTTCTCAAGTACGAAATTTTAAATGGACAACAAGAATTAAAGCGTATAAGTTATTTCAAATAAGTAGTTGGACTGAGTTGAATAACAAACTAGTTAAAAATCAAGAAGATGCTGATGTTATTATTACTAATACACACAATTCAAAAGGTCTTGAATACGACAATGTCAAACTTGGTAATGATTTTATATCATTGATGAGATCGGATCAAATAAATATTCTTAACTCTCCTTCTGCACAGGAAGATTATAACATCATTTATGTTGCTATGACCCGTGCTAAAAAGAATTTAATACTTAATTTCGACATTCTCTCTTTTCTCAGCGCTATCAAAGGCAAGTCGTATAAGGTATCCAAAGGAATAACAGAGGCTTGTCATAAATGTGGTAGAACTTCCCAAATTTCACTTTACACAAATCATAGTTATACTGATTGTATTGGATTTGACAGTACAGGTTTTGAAATTGGGGAGGTTCTGTGTGATTGTTGCTTCAATATTCCTCGTGACATAATTGATGTTTTGTAATTTTTGCACATAAAGAACTAAACGTTTAATATTAATGAGTGTTATTATAATGAGTCAAATTCATGAAATATTAAAGAATCCGAGTTTACTCGAAAAACAAAATTCATATGTAAGAGGCTTATTCCATGAAGTTGTTTTAGAATCAGTTATAAATTTGGGGTTACTAATGAATAAAACAGATTTAAATTTATCAAATTCAATGTTAGAAATATTTAATTCAGATGAAACTACTATAACAAATTTTCTTGATAAAATGTTTCCTATAATTGCTAAATATACAGATGAAGAATCATTAATTTGTAATGTTGGTGAGTTATTAATAAATGAATTAAATATAATTGAAAAAATTGTTGACACATAATTATTCAAAAAAAGTACTTAACCAACACCAAATTTATCTATAAAGATGGCTACCAACGTTCTGAGCAACGAAGACATATTAACTAAACTCATTGACAAGAGTAAGGAACGCTCAAAAATATATGAAATTATTCAGAAATTCCGTAATATGAATAAACTAATTGATGAGAATGAGATTGATATACAACCTGAAAGTTTAACAAAAGCACGTTCTAATAATGAAGACATTATTAGAACGTTGGGAAGAAAGGTGGAAGCAATAGATAGAGAGTTGTGTTCTCTCAAGGCGTTATTGTTCGACAATCTGGATTTGAAGAAAGAACCTGTAGGTCTAGATCCAACATTAATCACAAACATAGCAGAGATTAAGTGTAAAATAGTAAAGAAACGAGAATCGTTGCATAATAGCCAGAAAATACGTGATATTGCGATGAAACTCTCTACATCAGATCCTGTCGAGTGCATATTTACTGGTAGTTGTACTTTTGGCCGGCCCTGTTGCGACTTTGGAACAGGCACAAAGGCGGCAGCAAGAGAAATGAACATGTGCGCCAAGAACTTCATAAAAACCATTAATACATTAACAGGCGAACTCAACAAGGCAAAAGCAGATTATATAGACAAACTTCGACAGGTAAAGAAAAGAATAGCAGAAGATGAACTTCGACAGCAGGTAAAGAAAAGAAGATTGGCAGAAGAGAATGAGGTGGAAGAAGCGGCGGCAGCCCTGACGGCGGTGGCGAAGGCGGTGGCAACATAACTTGAATATCAAAAATCACTTAAATTATTGGGAATTAATTATAGGGGTTGTATCTAATAACACGCTTATATACTCGTGCATTGAAATCGGAATTATATTCAGCAATATGAACTTTGTCTCCATCATAAATTTCTTTACAGCCGTATTCATCTAAACATCCTCTTGATTCTTTTTCAATTGGAATTTTAATAGGGAATCTGTCATTACTCATTGCATAGTAATTCCACATAGACGCACCTTTATATACTCTTCTACCAAATAAAGGAAGCATCATATCAGATTGAACACCATCTAAATAACCTATTTGCGTATATTCTTCAATTCCTCTTGTTGCAATATTTGTAATAGGACGGGTTGGTCTATTTCTAATATTTGAAATAGTATCAACATTGTTCTTAAATGTCACAGTTCTCTTTTTTTGCACACGGTTATTTCTAAAACAATTTTGAATTACTAAACATAATTGAAAACCAATAATAATACAAAAAAGTTGAGGTAAAACACTTCTTTTCATTAATAATCAAATTATAATAATTTTAATATTAATGGAATTATTAGATAAATTTCAAAAATGGTCTAAAAAGTCAAAGGTGTTTTTAAATTTACAAGTTTGCAGACCTGTTGTTACAGGTGGTTATGGACTACGATTGTTATCAAAGCATTTAAGACGAGTTGCACCATCCGAAGTAACAAAAACTAGTGATATTGACATTCATTTGAACTTGAGAGGCACAATATACGAAAATGATGTTGACACCTTTATTAAATTAATTAAGTCGCAATTAATTTACTGGATTGAAGATTTTGCCAAGTTCTCAAAAACAGACAAACGTGATTACAAATTCCACAGTTTGAAATTCAATAAAGAAACAAAAACTAAGGTTGGAAATTATTATATACATTACCTAATTTCAGTTAAATATAAAGGAGGTCAATTTCTTGACTTTGCTGTAACAAATGAACCATATATTGATTATTTAAAAATACCTATCGTGAATAGAACTGTTTTCAAAAAGTACGGTCTTCCAATTAAAACTGTCAGAGGTTACAAAGATGAAATGTTTCATGTATTCTTTTTAGAAAATATTAAAGAACTTGGCAATATTGCGTATATTCGAAGAAATCCTAAAAATGGAATCATCAAGTCAAAAGGTAAAAAAGATTTGATGAGAATCAAGTATTTGTGCGATATGAAAAAAAAGGTTAATCCAAGCTTATATTCTGATAGACGCTGCGTAGCATTCAAAAAGTATGTAAAGCCATACGTTGGTGTATTTACGACAAAGAAGAAAATCGAAGAACAAGCTAAAAAAGTTTATGCTGTCATTAAGTAACTTAAAAGAAGAAATGGTTCTCTATGTTAGATGCAAAATGGCAGCTTAAAAGTTATTACAAAAAAATGTAAAAAATGTGGAATAGGTGTTTCAGCTTTGAATGTAGATAACGAAGAGCACAACATCTATTGCAATATGTGTATGTCGTGCAAATGTGAATATTCTCATGAAACTGTTCGTTTTGATAGAGGAGATTATTTAAAACATTGCAATACATTGTCACCAATATTAAAAAGAGACAATAAATTGATATGCTTAAATCATTATAAATATCACTTAACATTTTGTAAAAACTGTAATTGTAAAGTAAATACAAGACTATATAAAGATGGTTGGGCTTATTGCAGAACATGTCTACCGGATATAAAAATTAAAAGAGATTCGATGATTTTATTAATTTTGAAACACAACAATATACATGGTGAATTTTTGAAGGTTGTTTATGAAACGGTGAATGAAGACCATGAATTTCCAATACGTTATTGGAAAATGTACTATGATTCAGGGAAATAATGTGTGATAAGCATTTGTGCATAAGGCAACCAATAATTCTTAGACAAAACAATATTTACAATCACAAGTATAAATCGTTGAAATCGGAATAATTCGACGACTTGTAGCAACGAAATGTATTTTTCTTCAAATTTTGAAAAGTGTTTCAATTTTAAGGATATTTCAATGTTTTCCTTCTCAATTTGAAGCGCGTTATTCTTTTCTTTTAATACATCGGTCCACAAATTTTGATTATCTATGTACATTTTATCTGTTATTGTCACATAATTCTGATCATGGTAATCATCATCTGTGTGCTCCTCACTGCTCAGATCTTCATCAGACATTATTTCTTCTTCTGACATACTGGTTCAACTTTATCATTAAAATTATTATGTCTTTAAATGTATTGCAAATTTGATGGTATCAAAAACTAGAAAACTTTCACTGCGTCACTTTGCAAAATCACTAAAGGTTAAGAAGACTGCACAATTCAAGAGACAAGTAAAGAAATGGAAAATTTACTTTACAGAAGAAAATGAATTTAAAGAAATGGATATATAATGTAATGTGGTGAGATGCCCGAGTTGGTCTAAGGGGCCAGACTCAAGTTCTGGTAGCGAGAGCTGCGTGGGTTCGAACCCCACTCTCACCAATTTTAAATGAAACTGCTATGTTTTGTTTAAAATTGGTATAAAGATATTATGCTAGTAAGTATATAAACTATGGATAATTTTTTGAAGAATATTTCAAAACCATTGACTCAAGACGATATAAAAAGGTTTACAGAAGCAATCAAACATACAAAACCAATAGCAACTTTTCAACTACCAGATGTGAAAAAGAAATGATCTTTAATCTACAGTCAAATATTTAGAAAAACATGTTAAATTAAAGATTTCGTTACTGAATGTTTCAGAAACATGAGTGAGTTTTATTATGAAATATCAGCATCAATAATATCATTTATTGTTGGAATCGCTGCTATTTTATTAAAGCAATGGCAAACCTACAGAGATCAAATTAAAAAAGAACAAAATGAATTGTTAAAGTTTAGGTTGGAGAAATTCTATTTTCCAATTTACATAAAACTTCGTCAAGATAAGCATTTGTTTGACTTTTTAAATACCATCTCCAAAGAAGATGTTAAGTGGGACGAGGTCGATCTAACAAATATGAAAAATCATACTGAAGTTATGGATATATTCAATAAATTGGTAAGCAGAGCAAACCCTAGATCTGACGTTCTGAAAGAATTCATGAAATATGATAAGCACACCACAACATATTCAATGATGAGAAAATTCAATATAACCGGAAAATATCCGAGGGAATTCAATTGTCCATATCCAAAAAATTTGCTAAGGATAATATATGACAGAATTGTGGAATTAAGAGGAGAGTTGAACAATACTGATGTGACTTCAAAATCTTATTCCGAGTATAAAGATTTTGATGATTCGATAGAGGTAGATGTTCAAAAACCAATCGGTTGTTTTTAAAATAGTTTAAAAATAAAAATTTGTAGATAATAAATATGGCATTAGTAATGAATTTTTTTTTACGATTTGCGAAAGGTAATCGAACCAACGTGAGAAAAAGGAACATAAAAAAACAAAAAATACAAACAGAGTCATACAAAACTAAGAAACAATTGCAAAACGAGTATGATTCATTTATTGAACCGAATAATAAATTTTCAAATGAATTAGAATTGTATAACAATAATGAAAAGTATTCAAAACCTTAAGTCTTCAGCAATTTCATCAACAATTTTTAATCTCTCGTATTCAATAATTCTATCTTTGAATATTATTTCTAATTTTTGCAACCTATGATCGATATTTTCTAAAGTGAGTGTAACAGGTGAATGTGTTGAAGAACTATCTGTCTTTTTCTCATGAAGTCCTTGTAATTGCATCGTTCTAGTATTTCTCAATTTCTTTTTGGATGGTTGACTTCTTACAGGTCTTCCAAATTTCATGTAATATATAATGGGAATATTATTTATTGATGATTGCAATCATCAATAAATAATACATTGACCGGGAATCGAACCCGGAACCCATGCTTGGAAGGCATGTATGATAACCGTTTCACCATCAATGTTAATGCCTATTGGCAATTTAAATACATAATTAATCTTTAAATTATTTTTGTACGTTTTTTGGCATTTCTATACTTTTTAATGACGGAATCAGGAAACTTTATTTTTGAAAATATATATTCATGCTTTGTGATAGACTTGAAAAAACGAATTTCATCTTCATTAAATATTTCACGGAATTTATATAGTTCATAGAGTAACAATATTTGACGTCTAGGCCAAACCCTTATTTTATAAGCTTTCAAATTCTTCTTAAATGTTGTTAACGGCATGTTTATTTTACCTGCAACTTCACGTATTGTAAGATGCATCCAATTTTGGATCTGATACAAAAATGATTGATTCTTGAACTTTTTGGTTATTTTTTTAGTTATTGAGCAACAATCGGCTGAATTAAATTTGAACAAACCCAAAAAATCGATATCTTCAGGTTCTAAACAACTCGCTAAACTTACTCTGTTTTTGGTATCAGTTGATAAACTTTCCAAATCATTGAATATTTCCATTTCAGTTTTCTATGATGTATTGATTTCATTTTTTTAAGTGGTTTATATATTTTTTAGCAGTAAGTTCACCAAACTCAATGTCACCTTTGTCTTGAGATTGCATATTAGAGTAAACATGTAATAAATTGGTCAACATGTCGTCGTCCATGTCCTTTCTTGTAAGCATATCAAAAAATTTTGGATTCGATTTTTTGAATGAATTGTATTTGGATAAATTTTCATTGTTCAAGTATGCTTGTCTTATTTCTCTAATTATAGTTTCCATGATACAATAGATATAATTAAAATTTTACTTTTTTGACGGATTCATAATTATATGATATACGATAGGACATTTAGAGTCTGTAATAAAACCAACATCACCAAAAGAATAATTTTTACTTTCAACTATTATTTTCCTTTTATTGTATCTGATTTTGTGACATTTTTCATTTTGTAACACTTTTGGAAAAGACAAAAATAAAGAACAAATGTCGACTAACTCAAGATGTTTAAAAATATCTTCGCGACAAATTCTCAGTACATCGAATAACATCGTATACAAATTATAATAAATATGTCTTTAATTATATGTTTCATTACAATGAAACAGAACAAATAATATTACACAATCCTAGTTTGCAAAAAAAGCGGCAAGAAAGGGAAACTGTTCTGAGGAAAGTTTTGGATAATAAAGTGAAAGATGTTGAGGGCCCAGTTCAAGATTGTAAACAACTAAGAGCGAAATTCACGAAACAAAGAACAGATGCAAAATTAAGTCAAGCTGATTTAGCAAAAAAGTGCAACATTGATAAATCTTTGATCAATAAACTTGAACAAGGAAATTTGTCTCTTGTGGAAGCTAAACAAATATGTTTGAAAGCTCAAAAATGGATAGGTCAATTACTTAACAAAACCACATAAAGAACAACGTATATGTAAGTAAACCAAGCATGATATTCGAAAGAACGAAAGAAGGACAGGCAATAATACAATATGCGAATTCTGAAACATTCAAGAAGAACATGTATAAATACGGATTAACAATATTAGAAAAATTTGGGGAAATAATGGTTAAAGCTGATGGAGACTGCTTTTTCCATACGTTAAATTATTATTTTAACTATTCTGGCAATATGAGGCAAGGTTTTGTAGAATTTATGAAAAGCAATTCATCAAAATATGGAGGATTTATAGATGCTGATGTTAATTACTCAAAACAAGGAGAATTTGCAGATGGTACAGTTGTATGTGCTGCTAGTGACTTAATTTTTAGAACAGAAAAATGTGGACTTGTTCTAATTACACATTATGATAAATACATTGATGTTCATATATTCCCAGAAAATCTAACAGGATGCAACAAAGTCATGATTATTGGCTTGATAAATGATAAACACTTTTTCCCTGTATCTTATGGCTTTATAAAGATGAATCACATTTACCCCATAGAAAATAGAAAGAAAGAATGCAAATATGGATCTAAATGTATAAACAAAGAATGTAAGTATCATCATCCATGTGGACAAATGAAAATTTGTAGAAATGATGGATTTTGTCAATATCCAAATTGTAAGTTCATGCATCTAAAGCAATCAAAAGTTGTTTTGGAATTCAGCAAAATTGTTTGTTTCAATGATGGAAACTGTAAATACCCTGGTTGTAAATTTGTGCATATGAAAACTAGTAAGAAAAATCTGTAGATGTGCACATAGCCCATGAATGTTTGGCTAATTGGGAAGGAGAGTAAATATTTTGAGGTTTTAAATCATGTTTTTTACAAAATGAAATTATAATGCGAGGATCTATATAGTTTGTTTTCGATGTAGTAAGAGATGTTTTATTTTTTCGTTTATGATTGCAAAGAATTGCAACTTTTTCATTAGCTTTGTGAATAGATTCGATCGAATTATATGACTTAGAATAATGTTTGACAAATTTGTTGAAACATGCTGAGGAATGGCAAGTTCTAAAAACTTTGGCTGACAGACCAGGCAATAACTTATTTAAATAATTGTTGAGTGACGAGCTATTAATTTTAAAAACAAAATCATCTTTTGATTTGTTTACAAGTACTTTATGCAAAGCTGTGATAAAATCACTTTTCATTTTAACAGTACGTTTGTAGGGAATCGAATCTTTTCCTTTGAATTCCAAAGTTAGATTAAGTCCAGAAACATAGAGATTATTTCGTTTCAACGTACAACACCCAACTGTGTCAACTTCATCATCACCTTTCTCGTTTCCAACTCGTATAACAAAAGTGTTTATAATTTCAGTTGCTAAAGCACATTCATTTGAGTACGAAGATTCATTATGTTTCAAAATCTGCTTTAAATTTCTTTTCAATTTTCTAGCCAAATCGAATTTTTGTTTTTCATCAGCAACGTTCAAAGGATAAATATACTTTGTTTTTTTGTTTAATTTGTCTATCCATGAAGCAATCCAACTTACTTCTTGATTTTCAATTATTTTCCAGGAACCTTTAGGAACTTTTGATCCATTTAGAGTTATATCATGTTCATATATTCTGGGCTTGATTGTTCCCCTCAAAGGATGTGTCCCTCTTCCAACGAAAATTCCAGGATGTTCTACATAGTTATGAGCTTTTTCTAAAACGCCGTTTATTTTACACCATCCATATCTTGGATTAGTAATTAAATTGGTTGTTCTTTTAACACCTATAAAATGTTTAAAATTACAAGAATTCAAATTTTTTATTGATGTTCCAGGACCTAAAAGCTTTTTCCAGCCATTCCAAAAATTTTGTTTGAATACGGAATCCTTAATTTTGTTGTCAACATTTGCATACCATATAGCAGCTTCTTCGGCTTCCCTATTCAAATCAACTGCTTTATTATTATATACCATTTTGACATTTAACTTTTTATGTAGAGGAATTAGTTGAATGCCGTTGTGTTCTAAATTATTCCATAACATTACTTAAGTATATACTAAAAATTATAAAAATGTAATTTGTATGAAATTGCTTAAAAAAATAATTTTTATATAACTATAAGAATGAACAAAAATTTGATTTTATATTCAAAAGAGCAGTGTGAAGGTTGTGAGATAGTCAAGGAATTATTTCATAAGATAAATATAGATCATGTCATAATAAAAATGAAGTCATTTAATGAGATGTATAAAGTTTTAGAAAATGTAGATGATGATGATGAGTTACCAACAAGTTTTCCTGTCGTAGTTGATGATAAAACAGGGTTCATTGGAGGTTTTGAGCAAATAATGGCAAGATATAATGAGCCTTTATTGGATTCCAATTCAAACCGTCATTCAATGTATCCAATTACATACCCTGACATCTATGAAATGTATAAAAAAGCGCGCGCCTCATATTGGCAACCTGAAGAAATATCACTAAAAGATGATATGGCCGATTGGGAAAACTTGAATAATGATGAAAAACATTTCATATCACATATATTGGCTTTCTTTTCTGCATCAGATGGAATCGTTAATGAAAATATAAATGTAAACTTTTGCTCTGAAATTGAGATTCCAGAAGCAAGAGCATTTTATGCATTTCAAGAGGCTATGGAAACAATTCATTCTGAAACATATTCTATTTTACTTGATAAATTTGTAACAGATCCAAAAGAAAAATCAAGACTTCAAAAAGGTGTTGAAACTATACCTGCGATAAAAACAAAAGCTGAATGGTGTTTCAAATACATGAATCAAGAATTGTCATTTCCAAAAAGACTAGTCGCCTTTGCCTGTGTTGAAGGTATATATTTTTCTGGAAGTTTCTGTTCAATATTTTGGTTGAAGCACAGAGGTTTAATGCCTGGATTCAGTTTTTCTAATGAATTGATCTCTAGAGATGAAGGATTGCATACAGAATTTGCCGTTTTGTTATATTCTTATATTGTCAATAAATTATCAGAAGAAGAAATATATGAAATTATTAAATCTGCTGTTAAAAATGAACAAGAGTTTATAATAGAAAGTATTCCTTGTAAACTATTAGGAATGAATTCTGAAATGATGAGTAGATATATTGAATTCGTTGCTGATAGACTTTCTCAACAATTGGGGTATAAGAAGATATATCATTCTGAAAATCCATTTGACTTTATGGAAAATATTAGTCTAGAAGGAAAGACAAATTTCTTTGAAAAAAGAGTTGGGGAATATGCAAAATCTGGTGTCATGGCGGGTTCAGAGTCACAAGAGTTTTCTTTGGAGGAGGAATTTTGATCATCTTCCAGACTTTTTAATATTGAACGTAATTGCATTTTTTTTTGCTTTTTGGGGATTTAACTGCTCGTATTCTGCAGTATCATGATTATTATTATACTTTTGCTTATGACAATTCCAAAACTGCGGGTTTCCTATTCTAAAACTTCCAGGAAGTAACAACTTGGCTTTATACCAAAATACAACATCTTCAATTTTATTACTTTTGCTTGTGTTGTCTAAAACGAGACATTCGAAATTTTCTGTACAACTGTTAAGAACTTGTGCAAACATATCAAATGTTGGAAATATTCCAAAAAAGTTTTTATAGATCTTTTCACGATTTTGAATAATATTTTCTCTTAAGATGAACACATAATCAATATTTGCTCTTAGGTCAGGGCTTAAGTCCATGCAATATTGCATAGTTAACATGAAGAACAATTTCCAATGTCTTCCATTCATAAATACAGCTCGCATGTGTTTGTCTCTTATCATTTTCTTGTCATACATGCAATCATCTATAAGAACAAACACATCGGAATTAGGTAATTTTGCTTTTGCCATTGATTTTTGTCTCATGATTACTTTTTCAAGAATTTCTGATTTATATTCGCTATAGACGAATAAATCAGGAACAAAATTTTGATAATAACTATTTCCTTCTTCAGTTCCAGACATGACCATTCCTACAGGTATATGTCTTTTATGATATAGAATATCTGTTACAAGAGTTGTTTTACCAGTTCCACGTTTTCCAATAAATACACATACTCGATTATCACCGATATTTCTTGGATCAAACTTTTTAAGATTAATATTCATTAGTATTATAAATTTTAAGAACAAATTATTAAGAACATGTTAAACGGAAATTTTGAGCGTTTGGCCCAAAATTATTTTCTTGCTATATAGTACAAAAATGGGTGGCGGTCTTATGCAACTTGTAGCTTATGGCGCACAAGATGTTTATCTTACAGGTAACCCCCAAATCACTTTCTTCAAAGTTGTCTACCGTAGACACACTAACTTCGCATGTGAATCAATTGAGCAAACTTTCAACGGTAACTCTGGATTCGGTGGCAAAGCAACTGCAACCATCAGCCGTAATGGTGATCTCATCACCAACATGTACCTCCAAGCAACTCTCCCAGAACTTACAGGTGCAACATACGTTAATGGTGTAGGTAATGCTCTTATGAAATCAGTAGAACTTGAAATTGGTGGACAAAAGATTGACAAACACTACTCTGAATGGCTCGACATCTGGAGTGAACTCACCCTCCCCTCCGAAAAGGAAGCAGGTTACAAGTCAATGGTTGGCAAATATGCATCAGATGGAGCAGCAGATCTTACAAAAGGTATGGTATATGTTCCCCTTGTGTTCTTCTTCAACCGTAACCCTGGACTTGCACTCCCCCTTATTGCTCTCCAATACCATGAAGTTAAAATTAACATTGAATTCCGTGCTCTATCTGAACTCGTTGTTGGCACAAACACAGGTAATGACACCACCCTTGACGCTGCTCTCTACGTCGACTATGTCTACCTTGACACCGACGAGCGCAAGAGATTCGCTCAAGTACAACACGAACTCCTCATTGAACAGCTTCAGTTCACAGGTGATGAATCCATTCCCGCAGGCACAACCAATGCTCGTGTCCGCATGAATTTCAACCACCCAGTTAAGGAACTCGTATTCGTTGTTCAAGATGAAGATGCTGGTCTCTTCGACTACCAAGGTGTTGATTCACTAGATTCCACTAAAAAGGTAGAACCCGTGTCCAGCATGAAGATCCTCCTCAATGGACACGACCGTTTCTCATCCCGCCCAGCAAGCTACTTCCGTCTCGTACAACCTTACCAACACCACACTCGTGTACCAGCAAAGAATGTGTACTCTTACTCATTCGCACTCAAGCCTGAAGAACACCAACCTTCAGGCACATGCAACTTCTCTCGCATTGACAACGCTACCATGAGCCTCACCATGCCCAGCATGGAAGCCTCAAGAGTCAAGGTCTTTGCAGTTAACTACAATGTATTGCGTATCATGTCAGGCATGGGCGGCCTGGCGTATTCAAATTAGTGTGTGGATTGGGATTTCACGTACTCTTAATAATGAGTTGTTAATGAAAATGATATCTATTCCTCCCAGCAAAATAACGTTTACAAAAAAGTTTGTATAATTATTAATATCAATATGACTTCAAATAAGTATATTAAAATTAATAATTATCCTCAGTACACTGCATTGATTAGTTCAAAGGAGAGAACAATAGAAACTTTGAGGAAATATGATGAATTAGAACTTCCCAGTTGTCCTAACTTTATTTGTGATGAACTAACAGTTTGACCGTATTATTGTTCTTTAAGTGGGTTTATGGAAAATGCGATACCGAGCGGAATTGTTCTGACATAACTTGGTTTAAAGAGAAGTGTAATCTCGTTGTTCAAAGGGCATTTGAGGATTCCTATATTTAAATGACAAATTATTTATTGTACATTCGGGTTTAGCGTTAATACATATTTTGTTTCAAGTTTACGCCTAAAAGTAATTTGTTTATTTAGGCTTCCTAACTTTTTACGAAAATTGTAGCGTTTACTCGTACAAATATTTACATAATTATTTAATAATGTTTTATAGTATTTTACAATCTTTCGATAGTCAAAAAAAGTTTTATATTCATTGTGTAACATATTACGATTTATTGTACCATTTTGAATATATTTAGATACTATTTCTTGTGTATCAAAACATAAAGGTAATTTTGGAAGAATGCTCATAGCATAACTATCATGGTACATATTCTTAGATATATCAATATATCTATAATTGATAAATTCTTTTATTGTACATGGAAAATCTTCACACAATTTTCTTAATTCGTTGTTGATTTTGTCATCATCATTGAAAATTTGGATCGTAAAAATAGCACTTCTGTAAGCTTGACCCACGAAAAATAAATTTATATCAAGACCTAACATATCATCAGTATTAAACAATATATTGTTAAACGCTTTATCAATATTGAATATAAATTGTTTTGTGTTATTGATTATTTCACCAACTTCAGATCTTAAGACAATTGTATGCGAAGGAATTATGAGTTCATTATAATGAGGGAATTGAAAATGATTTAATTGACTAGGTACAATACATTTCACATATTTTTCTCTGCGAGCACGTATTTCACTGAGCATGAAAATTCGTGCAGTGTCCAATTGCCCATCAGTTAATTTATACTTAATTAAATCATCATTTGCATATAATTCGTAATATTTGTCGAGAAGTTTTTGTTTAAAAGTACGCGAGTCTTTTTTCTTTTTTTTTATGAGAGTATTAACATCAAAATCGTTTTGTATAGCGTGTATTAACTCTTTTTGTGTCATATCCTTAGGATCTTGCAAACCAAATATTTTATATTTTATAGCAACATCTCGCTGGATAGATTTGTCTGTTTGCATTTCCTTATAATTCGTATTTTACCTTATATTTGTTGTTCTTTATGTGGATTTTCTTATCGATCCGCAAAAAAGGGGACAGGTCTAAACCCATCCCCAAATTTTGCTTATATTTTTCTTACACTACTTGTTCTTTTCTTGAATCACAATTCCAAGTTTAGAGCGCGGAATTCTTTCAGCACTCTCGACGTCATGATATGATACTGGACGAGAGTTAAGCTGATTAAGAAGTTCATCTACAGTCTGTTGTTTGCTCGACATGATTCTTTTATACTTAAAGTATTGTCTCTCTTTATGTGGTTTATTAATTTTCAGATATAACTTCAAATTTTTTCAAGTTTCCCATTTTCTCAAGTTTTTTAATAAGATTGTCAATATTATCGTATTTCTTTTCTTTTGTCCACCTACCGCAACCTTCTTGTGGACGAACTTTACAATAATCAAGTGCGCATCTTGGTTCTCCTGGCTCATTGTAAGGAGGGGTAATAGTTGCTACTCTACTATAGTGCTTTTTCCCATGTGGTTCAAAATATACTCTACATCGGTTTGTTTTGCATTGTTTTTTGAGCTCTTCTGCTAAAGCCTTAGACAAAAGATTTTTATTGTGTCTAGAACCAAGAGCATCAATGATTGACTTGTCTAGTTTTTTGAGATTCATATAATATACTCAGATAAAAAAGTCCTTTATGTTAAGTTTTTTTTAGTTGCATATTCTGTTTTTATTTAAGTCCTGGCATATAATTCTTGTATTTGTGTAAAATTTATTAGTTCCTTTATTGTTCAGAACGCAAAATAAGGGACAGGCATAAGCCCATCCCCATTTTGCTAGTGTACATTATTATTACACTAATTGTTATTTTTCTTTTGCTGACGAATAAGTTGAGCCATACTAGTTGTCCTAAGTTTATTTGTGATGAACTCAATTAAAATAATCTGTAATTATAAACATGCCAAGACCAACGTCAGGTACCGACGTACATGTATATAACTTATTGGATCACGTTGTGCCATATTTTTGCAAATTGAATATCCATCCCAATGTAATAACAGGAATATCAATATATTCGAAAGTATTTTTGATAAATGAATTGAAAACCCCAAAAGTCCAACGAAATAATATTATGTTTCATTTCATATTACATGCTATTCTTGATTGTTTGGATGGAGAAGTAGCTAGACAATGTAGTAAAACATCAACTTTTGGAAGTTATTTAGACTCTTTTAATGATAATATATTCAAAGCAATCATTATTTCATATTTTTTGAAAAGAATGACAATAAAACATGGTTTATTAATTACAATGTCATTATTTCTTTTAGATACGATGATATTTATGGATAACTCAACACATCAATTCAAAAATAAATTTGTAGAATTTTTACATGATAATTCATTAATTGTTTTAATATTTACTTGTTTGATATTATTTTATCAATAATTTGAGTTGTGTTTATTCGATCTGAATAATTTATTACATGCAAATCTATATTTTTGAATAATTTCTCCTGTTTAAGTAGATCATCACCATTAGCAAAACCGTGTACAACTAAGTCTATATTATGATCATTGATAAACTCTCGTGAAACATATAAAGGAGCTGGAAAAATAAGTTCATTTACATATTTACAAGATTCAACAATTTCACATCTTTGAATCTGATCAATTATAGGTTTTCTTTTGTAGCTTGTTGCATCCTCATCAGATATGACACCAATAACTACAACATCCCCCAATGCACTGCATTGTTTGATTGCATCTAGATGACCTACATGAAATAAATCAAATATCCCGTCCATGTAAACACGCATGCTATATATATAATCCAACTATTTTTTCCTTATTTTAATACGACGGCGTATTAGTAGCATGTATGAAATAAATGCAATAAGGAAGATCTCAAATGTAAAATATTTGCTGTATTCAAAAAGAGCTCTGTAAACTCTTTTCATAAAATTTATGAGTCCACCTCCTCCAGAGGCAGGATATGAAACAAATACAGATTTAGATTTGTTTTTGATTTCTCCAAAAGCGTTATGAAATAATAATTCTTTGTCATCAATTTTAATGTTATTGGATTTGCATAATGAATTCAATACCCTTTGATCATCTTTTGAGTCCGTTTTTAACGATTGTTTAAGTAAATCAACGACATGTTTACTTTTCCCATATACATACCTGAGTTTGCAGTCTTACGTGATTCACATGTTCCAAAAATACGCTGCGTAATATAATTTCCTAAAGGCGCTGAATCTTTAGAGACTAATATATCACAATCATATTCCTTAAATATATCAATAATCATTTTAGAATCTGGTCGTAAGTTTATAATTGTGTCAAACCCGTCTAAAAATATTACATATTAACAAAAGCACTTCTTGTTGGTGTTTGTTTGAGAATACTAACAGTTTATTCAACAATATTGCCATCATCGCATTCTTCTTGTAAATTTTCAGGAGTAATAGGTGGATGTCACGATAAAATGTTCAGTGGACACACTACAGTAGCAATTTTAAGTTCGCTATTCTTGGTTAAATATTATCCAGAATACATATTGCATATTGCACTTTTGAATGTTGTATTGTTATTATCGATAATATCTTCACGAGATCACTATACTATAGATGTATTGATAGCGCTTATTATATCAGGTTTGATAGCAATGGTCGTTTTCAAAAATTAATGGGAGCGCTCCCATTATAAAAACCACATAAACAACATTTATCCAAAAGTATATAATGTGGGAAATGTTTGAAAGGATTGTGATTCATATTCTTATAAAGAGTATAGTAAATGCATTTTTCAATATACCATATGAAATCAAATCAATGCAGACAAATATCACTGAAATATACAATGAATATAAAGACGAGTTAACAGTGCATACTAAAAATCATGGATGACTTAATATGTGTAGTAATTCTAACATTTTGTGCATATAATATGAGTTATATTGCATACAAATACATAGAATTCTTGTTTATTTCAGGAGGAAGTAGACATAGAACAGGCTTTGCAGAAGTTGCTCTATTTACGATTTTATTTTTCGCATATATAAGGATATTGGATATTCTCGAAGAAGAGAAGAGAAAGGAAGCAAATTTCTTAATAAGATACTATCTGATGTAATATATTTAAATATTACTTTCTTAATTATTATATGACAACTAAAATGGATTCTAAAAGTTTTGGAGGAAGAGCTCCATCACTTGAATTAAAAAATATATCAACTTTAGGTAATAATGTTTTTTTAGGACAAGGTTCTGGTAATTCAACTCAACTTCAAGGTGGAAATGTATTTGCTGGTTATTATGCCGGACAATCAAATACAAATGGAAGTAGAAATGTATTTATGGGAATGTATTCAGGACAAAATAGTGTTATTGCAAATGACAATGTATTCATAGGTTCTTACACTGGGATATATAATAAAGTTGGCCATAAAAATGTTTTCCTTGGCTCATATTCTGGTCAAAGTTCAACATTTGGTCACTGTAATGTATTTGTAGGGAATGAATCAGGTCAATGTAATAAATCAGGTTCTTTAAATGTATTCATAGGTAATCAAGCAGGACAGGCGAATACAAATGGGAGTGAAAATGTGTTTATAGGTTCATTTGCAGGTCAGAATAATAATGTTGGTTCAAACAATGTGTTTCTAGGAAATAAAACTGGAAGAAATAATACAAGTGGACATAACAATGTATTTTTAGGATATAGAACAGGAGAATGTAATACAAGCGGAAGTTCCAATGTATTTTTAGGAATAGCAACAGGTGCGAACAATACAGATGGAAATAACAATGTATTTTTAGGAACTGGTACTGGAATTGAAAATACAAGTGGAAGTGCAAATGTATTTTTTGGAAATGAGGCAGGATATTGTAATTCATCTGGAGATTCTAATGTATTTGTTGGATATCAAACAGGATATTCAAATTCAGGAGGAAGTTGTAATGTGTTTCTCGGTGTACAAACAGGCTACTACAATGAAAATGGAAATGACAATGTATTTTTAGGAACTAAGGCTGGTTGGTGCAATAAAGAAGGAGACCACAATGTATTTCTTGGGCATTTAACAGGATGGAGTAATTCAAATGGGTCAGATAATGTTATGCTCGGATATAAAGCAGGGGCGTCAAATAATTCAGGTAGTTGTAATGTTATGATTGGATATGAAGCAGGTATAAATAATGACAAAAATAAATGCGTTTTTATCGGTTATCGTGCTTTTTCGTCAGCGACAGAAGCAGAGTTTAATGTTGCAGTTGGTACTGACTGCGGTCATGATGCAACTGATGCAAGTCATAATGTTTTAATAGGAAATGATTGCGGTTATAGTCTAACAAGTGGTGGGTATAACGTATATATTGGTGAAGAATGTGGGAAAAATGGAGCTGGAACCACAACAAATTGCAATGTAGCGATAGGATACAAGGCAGGATACAATACAACATCAAGCAATAATGTGTTTCTTGGAATGAAAGCAGGAATGGATAATACGACTGGACATAATAATATTTGCATAGGTACGAACGTTGCTGAAAATAATACAAATCTTACAAATAGTGTATATTTTGGAAATGAGGCAGGTTTTAATTCGTCTGGAGGAGACGCTAACGTTGTATTGGGAAATAAAGCTGGATATGAAAACAGTGGCAATTCTAATGTTTTTCTTGGTCATACAGCAGGAGAAAGTAATAAAGGTAATGACAATTTGTTCTTAGGTACAAACTCTGGTCAAAAAACAACAGGTGACAAAAACGTGTTTTTAGGCACAGACAGCGGAAAGTTTTGTGGAAATGGAAGCGAAAATGTGTTTTTAGGTTTTAAATCTGGTGAAAACAACACGACAGGAAGTTGCAATGTATTTGCAGGAAAAGAAGCAGGAACATCAAATCAAACAGGAAATAATAATGTATTTTTGGGATATAAATCAGGATATAAAAATGATTCAGGTGATTATAATGTATTTCTTGGCCCCCATTCGGGATATAACAATGTTTCAGGAAACTGTAATATTTTTCTTGGTATGTTTGCAGGTTGTAACAATACAACAGGAAGTGGGAATATAATTCTTGGAATAAATGCATATGGTTCTTCTACATCTGATGGAACAGTTCAAGTTGGTGCAGTTGACTCCAATGATACTGGTCTAGGTCAAGTCAATCCTGCAGACATTACAACAGCAGTTAACAACGCAGTGAGTGTTCTTTCTCTAGACGGTTTTGATGACGTGGTTGTAAATTCATCAAGTTATAATACATTTCTTGGAGTTGGTGCAGGTGTAAGTAATTCTAATGGCAGTTATAATGCATTCATTGGTTATTACGCTGGTAACAAAAATAATGACGGCAATTGGAATACATTTATTGGTTCCCATTCTGGTCAATGCAACACATCTAACGCAAATTATAACACCTTCTTAGGATATGCATCTGGTTATTGTAACACTAATGGTAAAATAAATGTATTTATTGGAGCAAGATCAGGTTACACTAATAATACAGGAAATTGCAATGTATTCCTTGGGACAGATTCAGGGTTTAGTAACAGTCAAGGGGATGATAATGTATTTATTGGAATTCAGTCAGGATATTGTAATACAGATGGGAATTCAAATATATTCATTGGTCTTGATGCTGGTTATGCCAATTCAGCGGGTAACAAGAATGTATTTCTTGGATATAAAGCTGGAGAAAACAATGCAAATTCAAGTGACAATGTATTTTTAGGAACACAATCAGGTCAAAACAATTCTTCTGGAAATTCAAATGTATTCGTTGGTGTAAATGCTGGAAATTCAAATTCTTCTGGAAATAATAATGTATTTATGGGTACAAACTCTGGATTCTCTAACTCAAGTGGAGATTACAATGTGTTCCTCGGATATGAAGCTGGTAAATGCAATTCATCAGGAGATACGAATGTTTTCATTGGATACCAGGCTGGGTGCAATAACACCGATAAATCTAATTCTGTATTGATTGGTTATCAAGCAGGACTTTCTGCTACAACAGCATCAGACAATTTAATGTCTGGAAATTCTGCAGGATATTCTACTACTTCTGGAAGTTCTAATGTTGTTTTAGGAGTAGAAGCCGCTTGTAATGCAGCTTTAGGAAATTACAATGTTTTACTTGGATATCAAACTGGGTTTAATTCATCTGGAAATTGCAATGTTTTACTTGGATATAAGTCAGGTTATTCAACTGTAGGTGCGAACAATGTATTTTTGGGGACTAATTCTGGATATAATAATACTTCTGGACAGCATAATGTATTTATTGGATTTGAGTCAGGTATCAACAATATAACAGGACATAATTCAGTAACACTTGGATATCACTCAGGAAGTAATAATACAGGTTCGGACAATGTGTATTTAGGAACAGAAGCAAGTAAGCTTTCAAGCAACTCAACAAATAATGTTGTCTTAGGAAACCAAGCAGGCTATACTAATTCAGGCAATTCTAATGTTATTCTAGGTAATAAGGCAGGATACAATAACACAAATGATAATATAGTTGTCATTGGATATGAAGCTGGTTGCAATTCCACTACTGGTTCTGGTTCCACCTTAGTTGGCTATCAATCCCAAGGTTCTGGCATCAATGCTGTTTCTATTGGTAATAGTTCATCAGCTAATGGTTCTAATTCTATTGTTGTTGGTTATGGTAATACAGTTT